AACTCGTCTCACACTCATCAAGAGTGCGGAGATGAGTATTACTGTCGGGATTGAACAAACGAAATCCCCTGATGAGTCTTTGAAAATTAAGACGAAACAGTAAATGTAGTAATTTATTACTGCATGCCACGCCAGTACTCAAAAAAATAGTAGGACGGTTGAGGTACAAATGTCACGGTTATATTTAACACAGACATTTAATCTTCACCAGTATCTCATTCAGGCATGGCGACCCACATTTGGTTGAAGTATAATCATCAAAAATTCTGAGTTATGCTTTTCAATTATCGTACATCGAATAAGTGAATATCGCTTAAACGATTGAGGCAAGTAGTCTGGACAACTATAAGCCAATAAACCAAATGTGAATCTCTCCTTTACCACAAATACCCCTAACAAGCACACCCGTTCGCTTATGTGAGTCTGGGTAATCCTCAGGTGGGTCGCAGGCAAATACCTGGACTCACATACGGGTGTGCGGGGTGTGGACCATTTAACATCGTTGTCCAACAGTTAGTGACAACTGTGCGATGTTAACATGGATTGGAGAGTCCCATCAATGGGTTAAATTGAGACAAATCCAACAATCGTACTTATGGAAACTAAGTATGGTGTAGCGCACACCTGTGGTGGGAATTATCCCTGGGTCTAAGAATTTTCAAAGTTGCGTAACTAAACCATTGCCATTACGCGCGTATGTATGATGTTGGTCTACTGGGTTGAAGAAGGTCGTCTCTTCTGATCCCAGTAGTTTTGTTGATAATCAATATTAACACTACAAATAAGTTCAATCAATGAAAAAGACAATTTTCACACTTTTGTGCACCATGTTAGCGATAACATCATGTGAGCACATTGACACGCAAGAGTCAAAAACAGAAACAACTCAAACGGTCAAGAACGAAAAACCAATTCAGTTTATCATGAAAGGTATAACTGAAGAGTATTCAACTAGAGCAACAATCAAATCTGTTGGATGCACTGATTTGTGGATATGGGAAGATTCTACACTGTTAGCACACAAAACTAACACAGAAGAAGATTTTGATACTCCAACAGTCAACTTGCCATACGGTTCACACGACATCACATTCTTAGCAAGTTCATCAGATGAACAAACTTGGAACGATGGAATATGGAGCACTACACACATGGTGCAATGTTTTGCAACACAGATGAACATCACAGTATCAGGAAATAGCAGTTCAAATAGACAAATACAGTTAAATAGAAGAAATAGTAGAATCAAATTCACTACAACAGATGTTATACCTAACAATATAACAACATGCCATTTAACTGTACAAAATCACAAATCCATGTTTGATAATCTAACTGGAGGAACTGCATACCTTCATGAAGCAACTGTAGATATATCATCAAAACAGGGTTCTACATACAGCATATTTGTAAACACTCTAACAGAACACCCAACCGAAGAAGAAGATTGTAACGTAATGATAGAATTCCTAGATAATGCAGAAAATATAGTGTATCACTATGAAAGAACAATAAAAATAAAATCAAATAGGTGCACTAATTTAATAGGAAATTTCTTTTCAGACACATCAAATACAATTGTAATAAATAACGATTGGGATACTCAATTAGACAAACAACTATTTGAATAATGGAAACGATTGGTTTAATTCTTGGCTTATTGTGTGGCATCTTATTAGCCATACAAGGAGCATACCATCTGTTCATCACAGAAGCACTACCTGAAGTGTGTATTCTGATGATGATTGTGGGCACATGGCTAGCATATAAATGCTTTGCCAATCTAAAAAACAACCAAACCGACGAATAAGTCTCAGCGTTAAAAAGAGACTATCCAAGCCGCACTGGATTTAGTGTGCGGCATTATTATCAATCCCTTAATAACTATCAAAACAAATGGGAAAGATGATTATCATTCACAGTAGGGATTATAGCGAAATCCTTGTGGACCCTACTGCGTGCATCTTCTTACAAGACGGTGTGCATTCAAGAATGTACGATGGTGTATTTGACATTCTAGAAGACCAAGGTGTAGACATAGACGAAAGTATTGAACAAATCCGCAACTTAGTAAATGGACAAATTTAGATTCTCTCCAGCCCTACGTACAACAAGAGACATGATAAAATTGTGCTACATTATTTATAAAATAAGTATAGTAGCATTCAGTTTCATCTTCGTTCTAATGATTATTGTACGTATTATAAGCAACAGGCTAATAACCTGGGACGAATGGGTCATTTTTATGATCTGCATTGTGATGGTTGTTGACGTCTTCTACAAAATCGACTGGAAAGATGGCAACGATTAAACTACTGGCATTGGGCCAAAGCATACGTGCTACAGCAATATGTATTTCTACATACTGTCACATAGGACGTGCAGAAGCGAGAGACATTATGTTCTCAGATTTACCAACAAATATTCCATATAACTTCACAGAAGAAGAAGCAATAGAGTTTATGGATGAAATGGAATATCTTGAGAACGAAGTTGAACTAATCAATAGTTTAGGATAATGGAAGACGTTGTCATAAAAATAAAAAACGAATGTGAAATAATCATCAAGAAACACATTGCAATAAACAAGAGAACTTATACGATCTTGTCCAACACAGAGTTACTTGATGGTGTACGTTGCGAAATTCGTTGTTATGAAACAACAAATAAGAAAACGTTGTTTGAACTAAGCAGAACTGTACACAACGGAAACGGAGAATTCACAGGAGACAAGCTGGAAAATGCAATTCAAGACATTATAACAACACACCAAATCATCAAAAGATTTGATGAATGTGTTATAAACTTCATTGGACTTGAAAAAGATATGCACGATGAAAGCACAACCAATTCCTAAAGGTCACAACAACGCTAAGAGCAAAACACAAATGAAGAAAAACGGTCACCATAAGACCGTTAAGAATAACCATCAACACGATGTAAAAGACTATTCTGATGAAGAAAAAGTCAAATTATACATCAAAGAAGGTAATTCTACAATGCTTCTTGCTCGTATGCGTTATCTACGTTGTATATCGCTCAAAGCAACAATTGAGCGATTCTTTGAGAGAACTCACGAAGATATGAACATCAAATTCATCATCACAAAATGACAGCAAAACAACCACCAGAAAACAAAATATTCTTCATAGCAATGTTACTATGCATGATTGCATTAGCCATAACTGGAAAATGTCAAGCAAAGGAAATTGCTAAGTTGGATACAATACCCTGTAAAATGGAATGTGTTTCTAAAATCCTGACACAGAAACACACCTCTACAAAGGGTAATGAAACAGTAAAGTACACCATTGTATATGTTGACAAGACATTGGGAATAAATGAGGCAATTCCTACATCTAAAACAGTTTACGAATACATTCAGCAATGTTCAGAACTTGGAATACCTCCAAGTCTCGGTATTAAGTTGAAAAATAGAGAGATAACATCAATTGTTCGTATTCGTAAAAAATTAAAGTTATGAAGCGCCCAAAACCAGGTCAATATACGTATATCAATGGTGTAACATATAGAGCAAAGAAGAGAATATTTGAATGCGACGAATGCGCATTAAACAGTCCATTCATGTGTCCAAATCTCTCCTTTGCTAATTGCAATAATAATTCCCAAATCGATTGTATTGAATGGGGAGTTATATTCGTAAAGCCATAGGCATTTTGGTTTAATGATTATTATTATTGTAATTTCCCCCAGTTCGTCGTGAGATGCACTGGGGCTTTTAGTTTAAAGGTCCAAAGTCCTTATAAATACAGATGGATCTCAATGAAATTAATGTGCTAAACTAAAAACAATTATCATTATGCGTTACGTTAAAACAGCCTCAAAGATTGACATCTTTGTAGGAGAGGATTCAGTCGAGTTCAGAAAAAAAGTAGAAAATGAGCTAAAAAGGTTGAAGGTTCGGTATACATACCACTTCAAAGAAGCAAAATTTACAATAGCTCTAAAGTACGAACACGTAGCTAAATACCTCACCAACGAACAGCATTCTTTGTAGTTTTATTCCAAGTTTCTGTAAAAAACTGGACTATTAACAACATTTTCAATCCCTCTAAACAATTATCAAAATTATGGGACAGAAATTAACATCCGTATTATTCGGAATCCTAGGCTTTATCTTGCTCAGCATGTTTTGCCTACTTTTGGGTAAGTGTGTTTACAAAGAATACACTAAACCAGACGCATCACAGTATGTAAACGATGTACGCGACACAATCGTAACACACTGTGCGTGTATTGACTATGTGGAAACTGAATTCCACAACGCCAACGAAATGATTCAAACACAAATCGAAATGTGTGAAGAATCTGAATACAATGAACAGTTTTGCTCAATGCCAGCATCCGTTGTTAAAAATGTAACAGATATGCTGTTAACAAAAAAGACAGTATGTTCAATACGTGATGTAGTAGAAGAATACAATAGAAACAAAGCGATTTACGACAAGATGGCTCCTAACGCAATACAGAAAGAAGATCCACCTGTCGCGACATCAGAAGAGTCAATTATTAGAGAGTTGCAATCAGATTCATCAACTACAAAACAGTAAACATGGAACCTCGCGCAATTGTAATTATGTATTCTGGACGTCAAGCAAATGACGCAGAACTAAGCAAAGTAATCGCTGATTTGACGACATTCGGAGTTATTCACGGAATGACACCTGGAGTAATCCAACTCGGCCCAGAAGAGATTGCTAAAGAAATAGCAAAAGAACAAGAACAAGAAGACAATGCAGTCGAAAAGGCAGCATATTATCTGTTCAAGAACTTCGAAACACCTCTTCGTCAAAAAGATTACAGAACGCTGCCAATCGCCATTGTAATCACAATAATGCAAGGCGATGAAAATCTGAGGACTGCGATACAGATCCTGTCAGAACCAAACATAAAAATCTCAGCAAAAGTAAAGAAAGAGTATCACATCACCAACGATGTACTCAGCATTTGCAAATATGTAAATTCACAGGTCTAATGTGCATTTCAGGTAAAACCAAAAAAGCTAAAGGTTTTTCTAAACCAAAGCACGAGAATGCTCGCCCTTATGTACGCGAGCAAAAATTTAAGTTTAACTTTGATATGTTCAAAAGCGATGTGGAAGATAGAGATTTTCGTTAACACAAAAAAAGGACGAAAAGTTCTAACATCTGCCAAATACGAGACTGAAGAACAAGCGTCAGCTGCTGCAGAACAGCTACGCTTGATCAACAGTCCAAGATGGACAAAAGTACCTCGTCACGAAAAAGAAGATGGTACATACAAATTCAAGAACTATTCCGTCACAAACCCAAAACTCATCAAGAGTAATTAACCCAAATATTAACCCTTTAAAATTATCAAAATTATGGGAAAGAATGAGAAGAAGGTAGCTGAGGCTACCGTAGCAACAAGTGCTAGTAACATTTATGAGAGCCTTGACAAGGCTGTAGTAGCAACCGACGAGACCCTGCCCGCAAAGGCTAAGGAAGAGCTCCAGAAGGAGCATGACGAGAACACTATCCGTCAGATCAAGTCTCGTTATCAGAAGGCTCAGTACACCATCGACCACGGTTTCTTGAAGAAGCGTCGTCAGAAGGAGCTCGACAAGATCAGCACCAACGAACTGACCATGGTTGACCGTATTGCTCGCTTCATGATGGGATTCGTCATAACGGATGAGGTTATTGAGCACGCTAAGCACTGCCCTGACACCTTGTTCAACATCGAGAAGATCGACGAGAAGGCCAAGACTATCACTATCACCAAGGATGGTAAGGACGTAACCTACAAGGTAGGTGATGCTGTTCCTGCATGCATTGACTACGTTGACTACGACGACAGCCTCGAGAAGATCCGTAAGGAGATTCGCACTCAGACTACTAAGGCTGAGGATGAGTACGATAAGTACGCTAAGAAGCTCCAGGCTAAGTACAATCAGTACTGGGATCGCAGCTGGTGGTATTAATCTACCACAACTGAACATTATCCGCACATTTCGAACCTTTGAGTCAATAATGTGTACATTGTGAAGAGAAGAAGAAGAACAGATCGAGAAAGGTGGACGGCTTCGCCATGTGACCTAGAGAATGACACTACCTTCTCAAAAAAGTAGAACTGACTACACATATTTCGAGCCTTGAGCCAATAATATGGGATAATTACCACTGAACCAACGGTGTATAAACTATTGGACATTCGATCAAATACTACCTCTATAGTGAGCCAAAGAGCCTCCAGTGATGGTCTATAGTATATCAAGAATGTACACATCCATCGAGAGTCTAGAACCAGTATGACAAATGTGTAGAGGAAAATACGTGTAAAGATAGAGTCTAGAACCAAAAAATAAGCGTATGGAACTCACAGTTCTAGGAAAACTAATATTCATTTTAAGAGCCTATAATTAAATCAATGGACTAGCTAACCAGAGAGGAGATTAGAGGAGCTTAGAGTGACTAGAAAGTACCAAAGAACGACCCTTATGTGTCTGATCAACCATTTGGGAATACAAGAGTATTAGCGTGTATAATTAAAGTATGTAAGACGAGGGTTCGAATCCCTCCACCTCCACAAACAACAATGAACAAAATAAATGAAAATGTTAATTTATTATCGTATGATGATATTAACGATTTTGTGATATTAATAACAAAAGAAAAACTATTATACGACTATTTGTTATTAAACAGAGTGCGTTCAAGAATATCTGCAACAAATCTAAAATTATATTTTAATGCAGCAATTAATCTAATGAAACGCAGACATCCCAATAAAACAAAAAATACAAAAGACTCTTTAGAAGCAGCGTATCATTCATTCAAATGTTATAAAGAATATTCTCCAGAAACAGAAGAAGAAGCTATAGCATTAGAAAAGCATTGGGCACACAAAAAAACAGTCATTGGAAATAATTTTACAATGTATAAAAACCCAAAAATATTCAAAATACCAATGGGTGGACAACATCGTAAAAAATAAATACAATGGGGGTGACTTGGCTTTGATTACATATGGAAAGAAATACATTAAGCGCTTCTACATAAATTTAAACGGCAACATTTCAGTCGTTGACTATACCGGGCTGGTAGCCTGAGTAAAGTCACGTGGGAAACTACGAAAGTGAATGGAGAGCACGGTTGGGTGTATGGAGTTCGAATCTCCACTCTCTTCAATGGACGGAGTATACATTAACAATCTTCTAAACAATACGGTTTTACAATTCCTATATTAGTTGTCTGCCGAAAGCAAAAAATCTCACAGCGGTGAGAGCTCCGTCCTTTTTAGTTGATATCTGCCAACCATATGATAAAATCAACTAGTTACAAAGAGATGCTACGTAATCGTTGCCCAGACGTAGTAAATCTAGCACTAAAATGGTGCAAATCAAAAGATAAATGGGTGAACCATGCTTATAAACATTTCGTTGGTATCTACAAAGACAAAAACGAACGAGATGGTGCTGCAAGAATCATATTAGGAATCAGCAACAAATATCGTAAATTTGAATTCCATAAAACAATAAATTGGGATGAAATAGACGATGAAGAAAAAAAGCATTGGAAAATTGTAGAGGATTGGGTTAATTGGTTCCAAGCATATCATTTAGATATGGAACAATGCTATAAAACATATGGCATAGAACAATTAAAACAAGACTACTTGCCCTCACTAGACGAAGATAAACGCGAAGAACTCGCAAAAATACTCGTCGAATCCTTCAGAAAATAAACTTTATTATATATGAGTGTATTTTCCAATTATTTACTGTGGCGCATAAGCGCAAATCACCCTATCTCAGAGATCGGAAAAGATCTCATAGCCACACAAGTTCACAAAGAACCAGCTATATTTCTAATGGGTGGTGGATACCTTAAAGAAGCAGATTTGTATATAATGAAAGATGACGTACAAAAAACGTTATGCTGGGTGTTTGACAACATCATAAAACCGATTTCAACAGACAACTATGTCACACGCAATGTAAAAATACGCATTGCTACAGGCATGTTAAATAAATGTCAAATTCCATCGTACGTTAATCAATTTTATCATACAAACATGCTTCAAAACATTTTTAACCTTGTAGCAGACATACAAGGATTACCATTTTAGCCCAGTAGTGGCTGATAACCACTATTGGGTACAAGATTGTGACAGAAGTATAGTACGTCACGCGGCAGATGTCCGTCTACACACAACGTGTTCATAACCATCATTAATTTGATTTGACCATGAAAACTCCTAACATTACTCCAGAGGAGGTTGGGATGGTCAAAAGGGCCCAAGCAGGTGATGAATCTGCTTTTGCTTGTATATTTAAGAGATACAAAGGATTTGTAGAAAACGTATTATTTCAATATTTGAAAGATATGGATGAAGCAAAAGATGTGACCAATATTGTATTTCTAAAAGTATATGAGAAACTCTCTACGTTCACAGCTTATGACTCATTTGGAGGATGGCTGAGAATTATAGCTAATAACACCGCTATTGATTACCTTCGAGCAGTAAGTAAATCAAGTAACACTTTAGGTTCATCTGATGACAGACTATCAGAAGATGAAAACAAATGTACTACAGGAGATGAACTTGTCAATCATCTTACGTACAAACAAATCCTAGAACTATTTGATAGCTTACCAGAACTAAAACGAGAAATCTGCTACATGTTCTACCAAGATGGTATGAGAGTGGAAGATATTAGTAATGCGTTGAACGTCCCAACCGGAACTATAAAGTCAGTGTTATCAAGGACGCGAAGAAAAATCAAAAAACAATTAAAAATCTAGCAATGATTACATTAACCTTGTTAGTAATTGGATGTGGATTGGCTTGGGCAATAGCTCGATACAATCAGTCCAATAAGCTATTCTGGATACTGTTCACATCATTTGTGTTTGGTATTGCAGGTGGTTCTATGTATGCTAAATGCAACAAGAACTATGACAACAAGGAGAAGGTAGTTAAGGTAATTCCCACACACGAAGCAATTGTTGCAACAACGGCTCCAAGCGTGACAGTTGTAGCAAACGCACCCGAAAGCTATGAGCTAAACCGTGTGAGTAAGGATACAACATTACCTAACACTTCTTCAAGTGTAAGTTGCCTTTCGGAGGGCAACCCAATAACTGTCAATAACCCTACAAATCCAAAAGTATGTTCACATATTTCGACACATCTTGATTACTGAACTACCTCAGTCCAGTTTAGCACAAAAAAAAGAGATATAAAACGTCATTAGACAAGTAAATAACATTCTTAAAACATTATCAAAATGGCAAAGAAGAATAATAAGCCTGCAATTCCTGCAGCTCCCGCAGCACCAGCTGCAAAGACTCCCGAGACCAGTGTTACAACTCCTATGCAGCAAGCAACACAGATGTTTGGTCAGAAATCCTCAACTGATCTTGACGCTAACCATACAGTAGAACTGTTGGGTATGCTTCACGACCGTTTCTATAAGGACCCTGAAGCAGCTAAGCATACCGGTTTCCCTGAGGAAAGTATCTACAAGATCAACGAAATTACCGCATGTGGTCTTGTTGTAGTAATGGCCGAGCAGATCACCAACGGCAACACTGAATTTGCTGCTCGCATGCGTCCTACGCAGCTTCAGTCTATGATTGAGGTTGGCGCATCCATGGGTATCAATATCGATGCTTCAAAGGCGCTCCCTGCTCCAGACAACAACGAAGTAGTAGAACTTCCCGCAACTGCAGTCGAGGTCTCAGAAGAGACTAAGAAGAAGCTTGCCGAAGAGAAGGCTGCTGCTGAAAAGAAGGTTGAGCTTGATCCCACTAAGATCACCAACGATGAAGAACTTGTAGATGCTCTTAAGCAGATCATGATCACTCGCCCCAACTTGTATCAGAAGATTGCTGAATCTATCAACTTCTATCGCGCATATCGTGGCGTTCAGGCTAACAAGTCTGGCAAGAAGGAAGATACTGAAGCAATCAAGAACATGTCCAACGTAGAGATCTTCAGTGAGATTTCTGAGCTCGTTGGCAAGTGTCCTCTGGTACTCAGTGGTGTCGGTAATCATCTTTACACTGTGACCGCTCAGACGAAGTCACCAATTGCCGCCTTTTGTGCCTTGCGTAACTCCACAAGAGACAGAAAGACTGGCGTTTATGCAATTGATGACGCCACAGTCGCTGAATACATTAAGATTCTCATTAAGTGGAATGTGGATCTTAAGACAGTTGCTGCACAGACATCTATTGAGACTGCAAAGAAGGACATAGCTCTGCTCTCTGACGACAAGGAGAAGAACGCAGCAGGTATCGCAGACCTTGAGGAGAAGATTGCAACTCAGGAGAAGAACATCGCTCACTTCAACGACGTACTCTCTTATGCAATGAATCCTACATCTGAGTTTGTGAACAACTTCGAAACAAACTATCTCGCACACGAGAAGAACGAAATGAAGGTGTTCAAGTCTATCGCCGACAGCTATTACGATGACATCGAGCTGAAGGAGATGAAGACGGACGGTGTACGTCACAACATTGTACAGTACGCTGGTATTATCACCAACCTGTTCCGCGATCCTTTGACTCCACTTGAGGAATACAACGCTTCAAATCTGGTTGAACTTGAGCCCATGCAGGCAACTGAAGAGCCCGAGACACCCGCAGAAGAGTCAAAAAAAGACTAACCACTCTTAAGAACCTCGGTTCGCGCTTATTGAGTGGTATTCGTAAAACATTCTATACCCCTGAGTATCGTAAACTTAAGGGGTGGGATTAGCGAATCTGCACATGAAACGGATGACAACCATCGTTTGTAGTATTTCCTTTATGCTCGCAGGTATTTTTATCGCATCAAATACTTACGAACACACTGGAGGATACAAAGACTTGCATGCGGAACCAGTGGTACAAAATCCACTGATTTCGCAACTGCCCCTTGATATTCAGTTAGACATGCTGAAAAATTCCAACAAGGTTCGTGAAGAGATTCACGACACCATCACTATCGTACATCACGACACGGTTCCAGTCGTGAAGTATAAATACAAATACAGGAAACCAAAGAAGAGTGTAGAGCCTGACACTATGCCTTCACAGTTACCAGACACGTTGTATGTGCCTGAACTGAACATTAAAGTCAAGATGGGTGAGAAAGAGCTCATGGATACCATTCTTACAGTTGGACCGGACTTCTGTAAGAACCAATAATTCTATTCAGTGTGTGAGAGTGTACTACGGTACACCCTCACTCATGTTAGTATCATAAATAAGTCTCATTAGCTTAGATACGAAAACAGTCAGTGTGGGTTCGAGTCCCACAACTCCCACTATTCTTTTAGGTTTAACTACTTTCATTATTCAGTATGTAGCAGTTTGTGAAAATAGTTGCATACATCTGGACTTGTAGCTCAGTAGGTTAGAGCAGCAGACTCATAATCTGAAGGTCGTCGGTTCAAGCCCGGCCTGGTCCACAATAGGGAGTTAAGGAAGCTGACAAAGAAACTTGATCTGAGAATATGTATATCCTCTCTGAGGATGAAGCACAGTTTCGGTGCGCAAAAGGTAAGATGGAAGACATTGTAGCGTGAAAAACTACATTGTATTGGGGATAGCGTAACATTTCAACCCTAAGTGCTTGAGAACCGTACTGGCGAAGCACAAGACGCATAAGTCTCAAAACGAGCAAAACGAATGTAGTATCGGACATGCTATGTGATGTACATAAACATAGTATAACTTAACACGAGCTGAAATATACTTAGCCAAGACCACGAGAAGAGATGAAGATAATCTCACACATCGAAGGAACAGCCACCAAAATAAGTATAATGTACAAATAAATAGTTAACTGCATCACAGTGTTCCTTATGGTCCCAAACATAAGTATGAAGATGATTAAAATACACTTCGAAAAGCGTGCATCGTAAATGTGCAGCCTATGTAAATCCTTGCTGTTGGATTCAGCACAACTCCGTTGAAGGGGTGCCAGCGATGGGGTAAAACGGCTTAGATATAGTGTGACCGCTCAGCCTTGCTAGTTCAGGCGGTATATTAAGAAGTGGAACTATTGCAGCAGGTAGAAGCAAGCCCTGACCCAGTTGTGGGACAACGCGACACAAGTCCGCGGACAAAGACTAATGTAAATATAAGCAACAAGCAGTGTGTTGCAATATCTTAGTGCATGATGTAAATATATTGCACAGTTTAACACGATGACTCCGTGACAGTCAAAACATTTTCCGTTTGTCAAGTTAACAAGTCAGACCCATGCACCCAGCATTGAAGGCGAGGAGTTAACTTTCTGAAGCAAGATAATAATCAATTAAGTGCCATTTGATTCATACCATACTTTCCCTATGGAGTAGTAAGCCAGTATATTGTATGTGGTAATCATTTGTATATCTATCAACGATTGATGAAAATAATGCAGAAGTAAAACATAATGAACAATTCGTTTAACAAAAAATGGTTGTCCCCCTATAGAGGAAACATAAAAGGCTCCGTTTGTAATGTTTGTGAGCGCCTTGAAGTAGGAAAACCGAGTGCCAACCGTGACTCTGAAATAATTAGGCAGAATAGATAGATAAACCATCAGACAGCAAATCGATGGGTAACGAGTCTATAGAGCCGTATACGAGAACATTTGATGGGCAGCTTATCGTAGCCATTTGACGCAATGCTTGTAGCGTATGCAGGTATACCACTATCGCCTGTCTCGCGATGTGTGGAAAGCAAGATAAGTGGGTGACAAGAGTAAGTACCGTATGGGTTAAACTCCCGAGTATTCGTGCACTGTCTCAACGCAAGACGAGATTAAAAACAAAAGAGGAAGTAAATCCACAGAAATAACAACCGTAGTATCCGTGAAGAGTTCTGGAGCTCTAAGATAGTCCGATAAAGAAACGTATGTGTATCACGTAGTCCACAAAGTCTGGAACTAAACTAAACGAACACTGACGAACGATTGCTTCAACTGTTAGTCGTCATAAAATACATTCAGCGAAAAAGAAGCAAAAAGGATAAGTATCAAACAGTACACCGGAAAATACACTGAAAGATATTTCTCCACTTTTCTTACATAACGGCTTAGTCCGGTTTGTATGCAGCTTGTCTCAACTAGTGAACCCTCCAATGGAGTCCTGAACCAAGAGCACTTAGTGGATGAATTGCATATTGTTTCATTCAAAAATAAACAACATGCTTAAAATCTTAGTATTTGACTATACACATTCGGCATTCAAAACTTTAATAAACGACGACACCGATGGGCCTGGATAATCCTACCGTTGGATTCCCGTCACAGGGCTTAGTAATCTGTGACTATGTGTTGTCGAAAGCGTGCTTCCCATTAGAACAGCAACCGAAGACAAAATAAGACAATTTAAGCGCTTGGAAACAAGCAAACAACAAAACGTTAGAGGATCGTAACCTCATTACATTTACAAACTTTATCGTTGGTGGAATCAACCACGATATCAAAAAGGATAAAGGTATGAATAACATTAACTTGAGCGTAGTAGCTCAGAACCGCAAACCCATTAGTATCATTGGTGCAAATCTTGGCACCCAGTATTTCAAGGCCGAAGCTCGCAGCTGCGATAACAATTACGCAGAAAAGGTAGCCCAGATCAAGGCAAATCAGAACATTGAGTTCTATCTCAATCGCGTACCTCGCCGCTTCCGTATGACCGGCCATGAGGTAATCTCAGCACAAATCGTATCTGATGCAGTTGGTGCAACAAAAGTAGTACTCAACAATGACGATGAGAACAGCCGTGTATCTATCCCCGTAGGCGCAAACATGGAGAAGATTGGTGGCGTCACTGAGGATGCAATTAACAAGGCACTCCATGGTGATAAGAACATCATCTTCGCAGACCCCGCAAAGACTGCAGAGCAGCTCAATGTACTCAACCGTGACGAGAAGGCTCGACTGATGTCAATTAAGGCAGAAATCGAGAAGGCGATCGCACAGATTGACTCAGCTATTGCTGAAAACAGCAAGAAGGCTGATATCTACAATAAGGAGATTATTTCTTCAACTCCCGAAATCATCCCCACCTCGAGCAACAACGCCCAGATTGAGGAGTCTGTAGTTGTTCTTACTGACTAATCATATGGCAGAGCTTGTTTCTAAAAAGAGCAGGCTCTTGATGGAAACACTCCTCACAGATACTCATATTGCTGAAAAAGTATTTGAGAATCAGGCTGACAAAGAAAAGTACAAGATTTGTACTATCCAGGAAGACGGGACCGTCATAATGGGTAAAACGTCAGTAATGTGGTGGAATCGACTTATCAATTGCCAAGATAAGCTTCAGTTTGAAAGCTTCGCTCTACGCGTATGGGACGCACTAGTAGACAATTCTAGTGGTCTCAACAACAAAGCAATTACTGAGGGTTTATCTCGAGAAATCGTAGTAAACTCTATTCGCAATAAGGATTACAACTGGGTTGTCAGTCGACTATTCGATTGTTGGTCTCATGTTGCACAACTTAGTGATGGCTATCAGCGTCCTGCGTCACCTGAGGGTGGCCAGGGGGTAATGCCCCAAGGCAGTGAACGTCCAGTTATCATTAAGAGCAACGATGAACCTCGACAAATCGTACTTAACATCAACGGACAGAACCGTGTAATCCCAATATATGACAGTGTTGGTGACCCTTTGAATATTGGCTTAGAGGTCGGTGTAACCGGCTTTCGCCGCATTCGATAAACCAACGTTGTATAAACTCAAACAATAGTTGTTAAAGTCTATGCGTAGACTGAGGATCTTCTGGTGCGCCAGAAGGTTCTCATGACAACTTGTTTTATTTGTCTAACCAACAAATAGAACAACAGGTAGATGACTCGAATTCGCTTAACTGAATTTCTAATTTTAAATCAAGTACAACATATGAGTAAGAAATCAATCGAGTTGAATTCAAGTAATATTATTAACATCCGTAAGAATCTTGACGCTGAGATTAATAAGTCTTGGCGCATCATTCGTAACGAGAATATCATGTCTAACAAGGATATCAAGGCTGGCCTTGGTTCTGGTAAGGATATGAAAGCCCTTTATAACCATATCACACAGCTTATGCAGAAGCGTATCATGATTAAGGGCATGCTGCAGTGTTTGAACATGGGTATCACCAAGTTCAACTATGAAGATTTCAAGAAGAGTAACAACTTCAATATCTTTGCAGCTTGTGAGGCTAAGGAAGCAATCACTCAGCTTAAGATGATTCCTACGATCAACCCTACCGAGAAGGCTAAGAAGGGTAAGAAGGGCATTGGCAAGACTGAAGGTATGACAAGCGCATTTATTGCTTCAAAGATTCACAATCATCAGCTTGAGGCTGATAAGCACGATGCTGCTATGGAGAAGTTCAATAAGGAAACTTCTATCGACATTAGTGGTATCTCAGAAGAGTTCGAGAATTATCTCGCTGCATAACTCTAACATTACTCATAGTGTAGGACTACGTTTTTGCGTGTGGAGTCGGTGTCCACATGAGTATCATTTTTTCCGGTAATCAATACAAGTTTAACATTCTAACATAATCAATATGAAAGAGAATAATACAACCTCGAACGAGGTAAAGAAATACAATCTTATTGTACAATATGATCCCAAGTGCACAAAAGTTGTTAAAGCAACTGTAGACGAGCACAAAATTCCACATTCAGTAATGACTGACACATTCATGACTATTCCAAATTTGACAATGGAAGAGGTCGAGAACTACAAAGCATTGCTTAGGCCCTGCAAAGTCAGTAGCTCTGATGGAACTAGGACATATAATATTCGTTTTGGAGCATGGAAGTATGTAGAAAAGAAAACAATAAATGAAAAGAAACCACATACACATACCAACAACACTCCAGAAGTAGCTGCTAAGGCAAAAGCTGAGCGTAAAGCTAAAAAGGCGCTTGAAAAATTCAAAAAGAACGAACACAAAGACGACAAAAAGAAGGAGCAGCCACCAGTATATGGTCGCAATAGCAAGGCCTACAATTATCGTCACGGTAAAAGTAACTTCAAAAATACATACAAGGTGACACCTGGAACAAAGGAGAACAACCTTGAGAAAAAGCTCCGTCAGCGCGCTCAAAAGGCTTGTAAGTTCATTGATAAGCAGAACAAGAAAAAGACGCTCACAGTAGCTGTAAATAGCCGTAAAAAGGCTTCTAAGCCTGTTCAGAAAGAACTTGCATTGGCAGCATAAGTAGAATCTAACGCATAATCAATATGGGAAAGAAACAGACGTGTCCAGCAGTACACTTAAAAGCAAAAAAAGCTCGCATTCTTGCAGCCAACTTACACTGCAACATACCATCGCCACAACCACCAGCAAAAACCCTTGAAGCAGATTTTGCATATCGAGAATTACGCGATAAGCGCAAGAAAGAACTTCGTAGACACAGCAGAACAGCAACGGGTCACATTCGCATCAAAACACCATGGTACATGCTAACCAAAGGTAAGATATACAGATACGAAACACATCACGAAAGCTGGGGCGATAACACAGCATGGTTCTCAGTTGATTCCGAGATCAAACGCACAAATGAAAAGTTAAAGATACCAAAGTTCACCAAAAACAAACTGATAATCGGTTATCTTGACAAAAAGATGCAGAAATGGATCGATAAGCATCCTGAACCCAAAAAAGACGACCTCTTCTATAAAGAAGAACATCCAAAATGGGTTTCAGACTATGAGTCACAACACGACAAAGTAGTAAAATCCCTAGTTGACCATCACATAGATCGGTACAACAAAGAAACAATAACAGCTGTACTAAACTCTCGTAGTAAGTATAGTGTTGCAGCATAATCCGTGACAAAACGGATACCCCTGACTGGGTGAGGACGGTTCGATTCCGTCCCAGGGGACAATTAAAGGGTATGTAGCTCAATTGGTAGAGCAGGATTCATTGCGATTCCTATGTGTCTGTTCAAGTCAGATCATATCCACTTGACTATCTAGCTCAACGGTAAGAGCACTAAGTAGTTAACTTAGAGATATGGAGTTCAATTCTCCAAATAGTCGCAAACCCATTAAAGAGTCATAGAACCATGGTAATACACAAAGAACCAGTCGTTATATACGACATTGAAGTGTTCCCAAATGTATTTCACTGTTGTTGTAAAAATACAGAAACGCAAGAGATATTCTTATTCGAGATATCCACAAGGAAAAACCAGTTGGTTGACCTTGTGCGATATTTCGATGAGAATGCTTATATGTTTTGTGGTTACAATAATCATCACTACGATGATGTAATTATAAACTATATTCTTGATTTCTACTATAGAATGGATGGTATGTCGTATGACAAAATATGCCAATCTCTATTCAATATTTCTACATATATAGTAAACTACGAAGAAGGAACAGAAAACAAAACCAAAAAGTGGAAGTATGCACATTATTTCCACAGTATGGATTTGTTAACTATGTTGTTTAGTTCTAAGTTACGAGTAGGTCTAAAAGAAATGCAAGTGACAATGCATTATCATAATGTACAAGAGTACGATGGTGATTTCACACAATGGTTACCAAAGGACGAAATTGACAATATGATAAAGTATAATATAAACGATGTTGAATCAACAGCTACCCTTTTACAAAAGCTCAAAGCAGATGTAGATTTAAGATTGTTTATAGAAGAAGAATACAGCATAGACGCATTGTCTATGGACAGTGTAAAGTTTGGAGAAACGTTGTTAGCAAAACGATATTGTGACGCAACAGGTATTAGTATGAAGGAGCTCAAAGAAATGCGATCTCCAATGGACTTCATACCATTAAAAGATGTAATATTACCATTTATCTCCTACAAACAACCGATATTACAAGACGTTCTAAATGAGATGAAAGAGCAAATAGTCTCATCAAAAGAACGCAAAGGCTACGAGAAGAAGTTTGTTCTCTCGAACGTGGTATATTCTATAGGCGTTGGTGGTATCCATTCCATTCACACACCTAAGATATTCCTACCTAAAGACGACGAATACATAGGACACAGTGATGTGGCGTCCATGTACCCAAGCTTTATTATAAAGTATAAATGGATACCTCGTCATTTGGGTGAAAGTTTTTGGCGCGAATACTCAACCATCTATAAAGAGCGAATCGAAGCCAAACATAGTGGACAGACCCTTAAGAATCTTGCTCTAAAATTGACTCTTAATTCTGTTAGCGGAAAAATGCAACAAGAAACAAGTTGGATGTACGACCCATTTTCAGTCTTCAAAATACGTATTAACGGACAGTTAGTACTATTAATGTTAGTGGATCGTTTGTTAGCGTTGGATTGTCAGATTGTACAAGTCAACACTGATGGTGTAATGTATGTTGCCAAGAAGGCAAATCGTGATAGAATTCAGGAAGCTATTACTGAGGTTGAGCAACTTACACAACTTACGTTCGAAAGCAATAACTATGAAGCGTTTTATCAGTACGCAATCAACGATTATTTCGGTGTCGAAGAGGGTTATTCACAATCTAAAAACCCTAAACTGATAGAAAAGAAAGGAATGTTTATTACAGATACTAAATTAGGAAAAGGACTAGCACCTGTCATAATACCTAAAGCTGTAATTAATTATTTCTTAACAAAAGAACCTGTATCGTCGTTCATAAAACGACAAACAGATATAAAGGACTTCTTAATGGCTCAACGAGTCGATAAGAAGTTCAAAGTAATGCACGGTAAAGAAGAAGTACAACGTATCAATCGATATTATGCATCTACAAACGATCACTTTTTGACCAAAGTTGGAGCAGACGGAAAGGAAACAAACATGTTGACTAAATCCGGAGTAACGATTCTAAATCAATTTAGTGATCAGCCAATTGAACAAATGCATATCAATTATGACTATTACATACGAGAAGCTCGTAAAATCATAAATGATTTTGTATGCGTACAACTGGAGCTGTTTTAATGACCACTTGTTAACCTTAGAGTATAAGAGATGATTATTGAAGTAGACACACAGCTCATGGCATTGCCTGAGCAAATCAATCTAAATCAGTTAGTCTTTCTAAGTATGGTATTGGGTAAGAATCAAAAAATCGATCAAAACGTCCAAAGAATTGTCAGCCTAATTCCTGACGACGAAATATCATACTTAATTAATCAGAATCTGGTCACCTTTATAAAACGAGGTGATTCAATTACATATCATCCAACAGACAAACTAAAGAACTATTTGGAACCACCAAAGAACTTCTTTGATCTGTTCTATGAAATGTACCCAGTATACGTCAATAGACCAGATGGCTCTAAAAGTTATCTACGAGCTAACGTACACAAATGTAGACATCTATACAACACATACGTCGGTAATAGCCAAAACATGGCTGGCCATATAAATGATTGTCTACAACACGAAATCGATAAAAAGATGCGTGAAGGAAAGCTTTCATACATGAAAACTATGTGGCGTTGGTTAGTTGACCATCAATGGGAAGAATCTGAAATAGAAATGCAACAGACAGAACAAACTGTAAGTACTTATGGAACAGAACTTATCTAATATCATTCGCCCAATGAGTAAGGTGGCTCAAGAGGCAATTGAATATATTAGTGGACGAAGAGAACACAACATCTCTTCTCTGCGAACAAGATGGGAGAAGTTCAATAAGCAGTGTATGGGAGGCATTGAACCAAATGTCGTTATGACCATAGCTGGTATATCTGGAAGCGGAAAGAGTAGTTTTGCTAATCTTATCCAAACCGATTTGATTGATCTTAATCCCAATGACGATATTATTATTCTTACTTTTTCATTAGAAATGGTTGGATTTAGGCAAGTTGGAAGAACGCTTTCTAGTAAGCTTAGGAAAACGACTTCGACTCTGTATAGTTCGGAAACGGACCTCGATGACAATACCTTCAGACAAGTCGTCGCTGTATCTAACAAGCTAAAGGAGTATCCCATCTATTTTGTAGATGATCCAGGAACTCCAACGCAAGTACGAGAAATAATTTACGAGTTCTATAACCAGTATGTAAAAAATACAGGTAAACATTTCATAATCATCTATGACCACGCTCTATTAACAAAGCAAGTAGGTTCTGTATTAGAAACTATAAGCGAACTTGAACGAGTGTTTATACAAGTCAAGAAATTACCTTTGACTTCGGTTATACAGATTACGCAGATGAATAGAAACATCGAACAGTCAGAAAGGATAAACAACCCACTATCGCATTATCCTATGCGTAGTGATCTCTCATCATCTGACGCAATCTTTCAGGCGAGTGACTACGTTATTGTCATTCACCGACCCGAAATATTGAACATATGTGAATATGGTCCAAATCATCTACCTACATCTAATAAAGTGTACATCCACATGCTCAAAAATAGAGATGCTGGAAAACCATGTATACTCGAATTCGAGAACGACCTCGCATACAACAATATAATCGAGTGTTGATACGTCAGAAGTATTAACATTTAATTTAGGCTGAAATATATGAAGAAGACAACTTTTATCATCAATAAGAATAACACTAACACCAGTAGTTCCTTTTGCACTCCCAATGCAAACTATTCTGAGATTCTTGATAATATTATTGCTAATAATCTAAAGGCAACCAACCCCTATCTCACAACATTCTCAGAAAACGACGAGTTGGATAACATTATCAATGCATCTAAGAGTAAATTGATTCTTATCGATGGTAGCAGCTATCTGAAGGATGACAAGTTCATCAAGGCTGCAAACTTCCTCGCAAACTATAAGAAGAACAAGAACACCATTAAGTCTAAGTTCATCTTTGGTAAAACCTATAAGCTTAGCAACGGCAAGAACATTACCTTCTATGATGATGAGTTCCAGATTGGCAGCAGTATCTTCTCTTACGACGATCTTGCTAGCATTAAGTTCTTGAGCACCTTGCCCAGCGACATCAAGAAGACTATTATTAACATTAATATCTACTTGAATAACTAATCTAAAAGTCATTGAACTATGATTACATTACCTACAACCCTCGTTCCAGCAATCTCTACCAATCCTAAATATTTAGTGCTTTACGGCTCCCCAAAAGCGGGAAAAACAAGCTGCCTAGCACAACTACAAAACAACCTGATTATTGACCTAGAAGGTGGTTCAACCTTCGTAGATGCGATGGCAATTCAGTGTCGTACTATTCAGGATTTGGGAGAGGCTGCTCAAGCCATACGAGCTAAGAACACGGAAGTGGGGCATAACTTTTATACGCACATCACCATTGACAATGCTACACGACTTGAAGACATATGTTTAAGTTATGCAGCACAGTTATATCGTCAGACTGAACTAGGTAAAAACTGGAAAGGTACTGATGTAACTACTATCCCTCGTGGAGCAGGTTATAAATACCTACGAGACGCAGTAAAGAAAGTAGTAGATATGTTTAAAGACCTATGTGATGAATTCATATTGGTTGGACATGTCAAAGACAGTATAACTGAAAAAGATGGTGAAGAAGTTAATGCCAGAGAAATCGACCTTGTCGGAAAGCTAGGTAAAATCATTTGTGGTCTAGCTGACGCAGTCGGTTATGTATACCGCAAAGGAAATGAAACTCACATCTCATTTAAGGGAGGTGAGGGCGAAACCATTATGGAAGCTAGAGCTAAACACATTGCAGGTAAAGATATTATCATCGCAACCGGCAATGAGGATGGCTCAATAACTACGTATTGGGATCGCATCTATAAAAACTAAAGTGAGTAAGAACTATAAGTCAAAAGGTTATGTTTAATACAAAAACAGCAACAGTTAATAATGAGGAATTTAGTTCCTCCTACATGCCCGTGGGCATCAATGAGAACGTTACACTCAAAAGTGTAGAGGTTAAAAAGTCACCAAATGGTCGTGATTTCTTGGAAATTACTTTCGAGAACGACAAAGGTCAGACAGCAACAATAACAGAATGGAAGAATGAGAAGAACATGTGGATTAAGACTGATGAGGAGTTGCAGACTCGTGACAATCAGCAGTTTGGACGCATGTTGCAGATAATCAACTGCTATTATTCTACTATTCCAGATGTTACTATCGGAACATTTGTAGAGATGATTAGTTGGGTTAAGAACACTCTTGACAAGACTGACACTAAAACACCTTTGCGCCTAAAGGTCATCTATGACAATAAGGGATACACGCGTGTATCAAGTAACGGGACATTTGTAGAACCTATGACTGTTGAGACATCTCAGATTAAGCTGTTCAAGCGTGATACGCTTGAGCGACCCGTTGTTGCAGACGTTGAACCTGCTAACGATCCGCTTGCCAACACACCAATTGGTACTCCGGACATCGAGAATGTCAATCACGGTACAGACGTGAATGAATTGCCTTTTTAAGGCTGGTGGAGCTGAGTCCTGCGGGACCCAACGCGGGATGACTGGCGCGTAATCCAGTCAACACGGCATGCTTGGAGAGTCAGAGTTTTTTCTGCCATAGTTTATCTGATTGAATGGTTCGATTCCATTCCATGCTACACATTTAAAGAGCCAAGAGCCTATGTATAGCACAACAACTGCAATAACAACAAGTTTAAAAGACTTATTGGACCTAGTTGATGATTATACGATTTTCTCTTACTATTTAGGTCCTATTAAAGTAGGACAACTGATAAATAGTCCATTACGAACCGATGATGCAATGCCTTCATTTGCGGTATTCAAAGGTAGAAATGGAAATCTGATGTTCAAAGATCACGGAACTGGAGAAGCAGGCAATGCTTTAAAGTTTATTAAGTTACATCGAAGAATTGACACTCGAGAAGAACTTGAACGTGAACTGTTACGTATCGTCCGAAAAACGAATCCTAATAATGTTAAGTTAGCAATAACACGAACCTCTTCGGTGGATTCGGGCGTAACAGATATTGGAATAGTAAGACAGCCATTCACTCAAGTAGATAAAGAATATTGGAAACAATTTCACATATCTCTTGATACACTGAAGAAATTTAATGTGTTTAGCATAAAATATTTTCTTTGTAATAGAGTCGTCAGAGGAACCTACAAAGACACTAATCCCATGTATGCATATAAAGTATACGATAAGTTTAAAATTTATCGTCCACTTGCTTCCAAGTATACTAAATGGCGTACCAATCTGACAAATCGACACGTTCAAGGATTAGCCGAATTGCCACAGGAAGGTGGTAATCTCTTAATCATCACAAAATCTCTTAAAGATGTGATGTGTTTATATGAGATGGGATTTTATGCTATATCAGCTTCGAGTGAAACTACATTTATTCCAGAAGACATCTTAGATGACCTAAAAAGTAAATGGAAAACTATTATAATTATCTACGATCGTGACAGAACAGGAATGTTAAAAGCAAGAGATTATAGTAGACAGTACAAGTTGAAATCATTATTTGTCAACAAGCGTTTTAACGCAAAAGATGTATCCGATGCTGTAAAAGGTAACGGATTCAATACAATAAAAGATTGGTTAACTAAAAACCTTATGAGTTATGATAACTAATATCCTACTAAGTGCAATCTTAATCGCACAAATCGTGACAACCATCGCAATAGGTGGAGTTGGTGTGGAATTAGAAAACATCAAACATGACATCGCTGCAATACGACAACATACGTTTTATACGCGATTAAACACAATGGGACATGAAAAGTAAAGGTAAAGTAAAGAATGCGACAGCTGTCGATGCGTATGGAATCCATTTCAGGAGCAAACTCGAACTCTATACGTATGAAGCTTTTATGAAAGCAGGAATACCTGTTAAGTATGAGCCAAAGCACTTTACTCTACTACCTAAATTCGAGTTTATGGGCGAGAAAATTCGTCCGATAACATATCTACCAGACTTCATTGGAAAGGGCTTTGTAGTGGAATGTAAAGGTCTTGTAACGGATTCTTTTCCACTCCGATACAAACTCTTTAAGTACTACTTACACAAACACCGTAGTAAGATGAAGTGTTACCTTGTGAGAAATCACAAGCAAGTAGATGAAATGATTGAAGAACTATTAAGTCAAAAATCATAATGGACTTATCCATCCCATATTATGAGGACAATACCCGATTGTCCAATAGTGCTATAGGTTGGTTCCTAAACAAGGGACCAGCTTATTTTCACGCTAAATTGTCTGGTACAGTAGAAGATGAAACATCGTCAGCTATGACAAGAGGTACAGCAATCCACATGTACTTCTTACAACCAGAAGAGTTTAAAACCACATATTTAGTATGGAGCTTAAATCGACCTCAATCTGACAAGCAAGAACAGTTCTGTAAAGAGCTAATAAACACAGTTGAATTAGAGCCTGATAAAGCGCTTCTAAGCGCCTATAAAAAGGTCTACAGTACAACTGGCAAATCAGATGAAAACAGCCTCTTAAAAGCCAAGGAAATAGCCTCTACGCTAAAGGATTATATAGAGTATCTACGTGACCCTAAACGTGAGCTAATAAGTATGTATGAATATCAACGTCTTAAGCAATTGGAGACAGCGATGAACAAACATAAATTGGCTAAAGAACTACTAAATCCCACCCAGGGTGAAGTACACCATGAATTCCACATAAACTGGGAATTACATGGGATTCCTTGCAAATCATTGTTAGATAGTGTACATTTCGACTTTGATAAGAAGATATGTACACTAATGGACTTGAAAACTACAGTAAAAATACATCATTTCGAAGATAGTGTAAACCAATATGACTACACACGCCAGCTTGAGTTTTACACTTTAGCGCTGTTATGGTATCTTGAACACGAAAGACAAGAAGACCCTACCGTGTGGCACTTCAATTGGTATATTATTGCTATAGATACTACTGGTGAAAACAGCATCAGAGTATTCAAGTTCACAGATGAACAAGTTATTCCAAAGTCAGTACAAATCTTATACGCAGTTGATGAGATTAAATGGCATATTGAGAAAGACTTGTGGGAATACACAAGAGCATATTATGAGGGAGA